TGTGCTAACAGCAGAGGCAGGTACAGAATCTGCTGCGTTATACGATTCACTCAACGACCAATCTTGTCCAGATGTGGTGACAGTGTATGTGCCAGCACCAGAGGTAGCACCACCCATCGTGCCCGCCGTGATGTTAGAACCAGCAGCAGAATAACTACCACCAATTCTTACAGCAGTGGTGCGAGCAGCATCAACGGTCAGTTGAACGCTAGAAGCATGTTTAGTAACAAGACCACCAGCGTATGCAGGTGTTGCCATCAAAATCATTACAATGGGAAGAAGTTTACGCATTTTTCCATTGATAATAGTCCTATCTATATGTAGGTGAGGACAACCTTACACAATTGTTCGGTTCTATACACATTCAGTGTACGACTGGGTTTGATAAATAAAATCGGTCGCCTTCGGGGACCACACAACGAATCTCGCTTTCAAAGGAGAACTACAATGACTGGACTGAGAAAATTCAGTACGAAAGATCTTAATGCCGTGGTAGATGCTGTTGAAAGGTACAGCGTCGGACTAGATGATGTCTTCTATAGACTACACTCATATGGTATGGGATCAGTAAACGAGGCATATCCCCCTTACAATCTCGTGAAGGAATCCGAGGTCAAGTGGCGGATTGAAATGGCACTTGCTGGCTGGTCAAAGGATGAGGTGGAGGTTAGCACCGAGAGTAACGTCCTTCTAGTCAGATCTAAGGCAGCGAAGGCAAAAGGTGAAGAGGAGTATCTTCATCGTGGAGTATCAACCCGTACCTTCGCTAGAGGATTCAACCTGAGTGATGATGTTGAAATCGGAAAAGTTACTTTCAATAATGGGATGCTTGTGATAGAATTACGGAAGATCATCCCCGATCACCAGAAGCTAAAGGTCTATGACATTTCTGAAACCCTATCTGAAAGCACTGATTCATCCGATCACTCAGATTAACGCACTGTTTATTGGGTTCATGATCTTGGTGAGCATGTTACATAATCATGCTCACTACACTATGGAAGTTGACGCGGACAGTTACGTCCGCAACTTCTGCAGAAAGAACTCTGATTACTGCTCAAGACTGGTTGACACTGACGAGTATTGATGCTATGATTAACAAGTTCTCAAAGGGACACCCATAAGACTCAGTTATGAGAATCATCATAGATTGTCATAGTTGATACGGTTTCCCCACCTCTTTTTGGTGTCCTAATGAGTCTAAATAAATGATCCGATGCAAATGTAACGGATTACAACAGAGACTAGTCGGGTCTCTTTTCATCTGCGGGTAACCATTCCGCAAGTAACTAAAGGTATTTCAAATGATCAAATCTGTATTCGCAGCTGCCGCTGCTGCTCCTCTGTTCGCTGGTGCTGCCCTTGCAGGTCCTTATGTGAACGTAGAAGCTAACTCTGGTTTCACTGGCTCGGACTACACTGGCACGAACACCGACCTCCACGTTGGTTACGAAGGTGCTCTGGGTGAGTCTGCTTCGTACTATGTTCAAGCTGGTGCTACCGTCAAGAGCCCCGATGGTGGCGATGTTGACACCGTTCCTTCGGGTAAGGCAGGTCTGGGTGTTGCTCTGAGCGACAGCCTGGGTGCTTATGGTGAAGTTTCCTTCCAAGGTTCTGGTTCTGCCAGCGTTGACCGTGGTTACGGCACCAAAGTGGGTCTGAAGTATTCCTTCTGAACCCCTGAATAAGTTCACTATATAGTGTGAACTGAAGAGACTCCCACTGGGGGTCTCTTTTTATTGGAGAAGATATGAACTTTTTTTATAACTGTACTCCTCCAGGATATAGTGGTGAGCGTGAAATCTTGACAGTAGAACTTCCTGCCAGTATGATGGAGGATGTTCTAGAGTATGCCAGGAACATTGCGTATCAAAATGATACCCACTCTTCCCGTGTCCTCAAGGATATCGTAAACGAATCTGTAAACATTATTAGTCATAAGAACTATGTCCGTAAAAATCGCAAGACTAAAAAGCGGTGAAGATGTCATTGCTGATGTAAAAGAAGTGAGTGCGAAGGATGATCCTAATAAGGTAGCAGTTGCGTTCCAGTTTACTGAACCGTATACTGTTATCCTTGAGGACTCTGAAGAGATGGAAATGGCAATGTGGGGTGAAGGTCTCGTTACTGACGATGAGGCAGAGGTTACCGATGAGGTTTTCCTTGATGAAGAAGGTAACCCAGAACCACAATTGACCGATACTAATGCTGAGGAAGCAAAGCAACCCACTCTGATCCTGTATCCGTGGTGCCCCTTAGCACGCAATCGTGAATTCTATTTGAGAATTGATGAAGTTGTCACTGTGTATGATCCTCATACTCAAGTGATTGATAAGTATACTGAACTCCTGGAGGACAAAAAGCGTGTCAATCAAAGTAGTGCTTCTTAAGAATGGTAACCTCAACGATTATCTGATCGGTAAAGTTGAGGAACTGGATGAAGAACCAGCACTGTTCATTGAGAATGCATATCGCATCATTGATGGTGTATTTGAGAAATATCCCAAATACACCAGTCAACGTGATCTGTTCTTGACATCCGACTCAATCTTTACTATAGTGGATCCGAGCACCGAGATCCTAACCAAGTACGAGACCCTGTGAGTTTTTATACCAACGTCCAACTGATCGGCAATACTATCCTCTACCGAGGATACGAAGGTGGTGAGCGAGTTCAGTATCGTACTGAATTCTCTCCCACCCTTTTTATTACCAGTAACAAGGAAGAGAAGTATAAGACTCTTACTGGTCGCTATGTTAAACCGATCAAGTTTGAGAACGCTCGCGATGCCCGAGAATTCACCGCCAAGTATGACGGTGTAGAGGGTGTTGAAGTTCATGGTTATGATCGCTTCCTTTACCAGTTCATCTCTCAGAACTTCCCTAAGGAGGTGGACTATCATATGGACCAGATGCAGATCATCACGATTGACATTGAGGTTGCATGTGAGAATGGATTTCCCGATGTAGAGTCTGCCTCTGAGGAAATGCTTTGTATCACGATTCGTGATATGAATACTAAGAAGTATATTGTATGGGGTACTCGCGAGTTTGAATGTGAGCATGAGCATTACATTTTCAACACTGAGAATGAAATGCTGTCTCACTTCATCAACTGGTGGGCACAAAATACTCCTGACATCATTACAGGATGGAACTGTAACCTGTACGATATCCCGTACATTTGCCGCCGTGTGAGTCGTGTTCTGGGTGAAAAGTGGATGAAGTCCATGTCCCCCTGGAACAAAGTTGACGAGGAGGAGGTGTACATCCAAGGACGTAAGAACACTTACTTTGATGTCAAAGGAGTTTCTATCCTGGACTACCTGGATTTGTATAAGAAGTTCACTTATACGAACCAGGAATCGTATCGTTTGGACCACATTGCATTTGTAGAACTGGGTCAACGTAAGTTGGACCACAGTGAATATGACAATTTCAAAGACTTCTATACCCGTGACTGGCAGAAGTTCATTGACTACAACATCAAAGACGTGGAACTGGTAGACCGTCTAGAAGATAAGATGCGTTTGCTGGAACTGGCTTTGACTATGGCGTATGACGCCAAGGTCAATTTTGAAGATGTCTACTCGCAGGTGCGTATGTGGGACACCTTGATATATAATTATCTCAAACCAAAGAATCTCGTAGTTCCTCCTAAACAACGTGCAAACAAAGATGAGAAGTATGCTGGTGCGTACGTCAAAGAACCTATCCCTGGTCTTTATGAGTGGGTGGTCAGTTTTGACCTCAACTCCCTATACCCTCACCTCATTATGCAGTACAACATCTCGCCAGAGACGTTGGTGGAAACTAAGCACCCGTCAGCAACCGTAGAACGTCTGCTGAATCAGGAGATTGAGATTACTGGGGACTATGCTGTTTGTGCCAACGGTGCTCAGTATCGTAAGGACATCCATGGTTTTCTGCCAGAGATGATGCAGAAGATCTACGATGAACGCAAACAGTACAAAAAGTTAATGCTCGCTGCTAAAAAAGAATATGAGTCATCTCCGTCCGTGGATGTTCAAAAGCAAATCTCGCGATTTAATAATATACAAATGGCGAGAAAGATACAACTTAATTCCGCCTATGGTGCCATCGGAAACCAATACTTCCGATATTACAATCTGGCAAATGCTGAAGCGATTACCCTCTCGGGTCAAGTCAGCATTCGCTGGATTGAAAACAAAATGAATGGTTACCTTAACAAAATTCTAAAGACTGAAGATGTTGACTACGTTATTGCCTCAGATACTGACAGTATCTATCTTAATCTGGGTCCTTTGGTTGACAGTGTATACGCAGGGCGAGAGAAAAATCATAAAAGCGTGGTCGCGTTCCTTGATAAGGTGTGTTCGTTGGAACTTGAACCGTTTATTGACCGCTCTTATCAAGCCCTGGCAACGTATGTTAATGCGTACGACCAGAAGATGCAGATGAAGCGTGAGACCATCGCTAACAAAGGCATCTGGACTGCTAAGAAGCGATACATTCTCAACGCCTGGGACATTGAGGGTGTCCGATTCAGTGAACCCAAACTGAAGATCATGGGTATTGAAGCAGTGAAGTCATCCACACCTGCTCCCTGCCGTCAAAAGATTAAGGACGGACTCAAGGTGATCATGCAACAGGATGAAGAGTCTGTACAGAAGTTTATCGCTGACTTCCGTGAAGAGTTTAAGTCTCTGCCACCTGAAGATATTGCATTCCCTCGTGGTTGCAACGGTATCTCTAAGTGGTCTAACCCTGTCACTCTGTACAGTAAGGGAACTCCAATTCACGTTCGTGGAGTGATCCTATATAATCACTACATTAAAAAGAACAAACTCACCCACAAGTATCCACTAGTGAAAGATGGTGAGAAGATCAAGTTCATCTACCTTAAGACTCCAAACAAGATTACTGAGAATGTGATCTCCTTCATGGGTCAGTTCCCCAAGGAACTTGGACTTGACAATAGCATTGACTATGACCTACAATTTGAGAAGTCCTTCCTGGATCCTCTGAAGGTCATCCTGGATACTATCGGGTGGAAACCTGAAAAAATCGCAACACTGGAATTTCTATTCGGATGAATTTTTTACAAGACGTAGTTAAGGAGATTGGTAATGAGTATGCCTCTCTGGTCTCTGACGGAGTTGCTGCTGGTGACACAAGTGGTTACATTGACACTGGCAGTTACATCTTTAATGCTCTGGTATCTGGAAGCATCTACGGTGGTGTCCCTGGAAACAAGATTACTGCTATTGCAGGTGAATCCTCTACTGGCAAGACTTTCTTTTGCCTTGGCATTGTTCAGCACTTCCTTCAGTCTAATCCTGACGCAGGTGTAATCTATTTTGAGTCTGAGTCTGCTATCTCTCGTAGCATGATTGAAGACCGTGGCATCCCCTCTGACCGCATGATGATCGTCCCTGTGACGACTGTGCAAGAGTTCCGTACCCAGTCCATTCGTATTCTGGATAAGTACCTGGAACAACCTGAAGACTCTCGCCAACCGTTGATGTTTGTGCTAGACTCTTTGGGTATGCTCTCCACCTCAAAGGAAGTGGAGGATACCGAAGCGGGTAAGGACACTCGTGATATGACTCGTGCCCAAGTGGTCAAGTCTATCTTCCGTGTACTCACCTTGAAACTGGGCAAGGCAAACGTTCCTATGCTGGTTACTAACCACACCTATGATGTTGTGGGATCGTATGTTCCCATGAAGGAAATGGGCGGTGGTAGTGGTCTCAAGTATGCTGCCAGCACTATCATCTATCTTTCTAAGAAGAAGGAAAAGGATGGCACTGAAGTGGTGGGAAACATCATCAAGTGTAAGGCACAAAAGTCTCGTTTGACTAAAGAGAATAGCGAAGTTGAGACCCGTCTCTACTATGATCGCGGACTTGATCGCTATTATGGATTGTTGGAACTCGGTATTAAATACGGAGTATTCCAACGCAATGGCACTCGCATTAAATTTGGGGAGACTAGTGTCTATCCCAAGTCAGTCCTTGCTGATCCTGATAAGTATTTTACTGAAGAAGTGATGCAGGCACTGGATGAGTGTGCAGCAATGGAGTTTAAGTACGGACATGAAGCAACTTAAAGATTACGTTCGCGTTTACGACGACGTTATTGATCCCAAGTTTGCCAAACTACTGATCAACGTTTTTGAGAACAATCCAGATTCTCATCAGAGATATGCGAACGACAAACGTCCTCAATTTACTCAGATGAATCTGACTCAGTTGTACACTCAGGACAAGGGTCAGTATGAGCAAATCCACAACGATCTTCAGAGCATTTTTCTGAAGTACGTTACAGTTTACAGAACTGAAACTAATACAACTTGGCAGTTTCAGGACAAGGTTGCCTTGGAAGAGTTTCGCTTAAAGCGTTACTCTCCTTGGATCAAACGTGACGATCCATGTGCAACCTGTGGTCCCGAAATTCCTGATCAGTTCGCTGAGCATGTAGACGTTCAGGACTACAATTCTGCTCGTAGATACCTTGCATTCTTTCTATATCTGAATGAACCCCAAGGTGGAGAGACAGTTTTTCCTCGCTGGCATCAACACATCAAACCCAAAACAGGTAGACTGTTGATGTTCCCACCGACATGGCAATACCCTCACGAGGGCAGACCATGTAAAGTTAAATCAAAGTACATTCTCGGATCTTACCTGCACTACCTATGAGCACCGAACTCCTTATTATCACTAACCTCATCAGCAATGAGGAGTTCGCTCGCAAGGTCGTCCCCTTCCTTAAAGGGGATTATTTTGTAGAGAAGAATCATCGTGTGATCTTTGAGGAGATTGAATCGTATATAAATAGATACAATAATCTTGCCTCCAAGGAAGTCCTCTTCATTGAGTTAGAGAACCGCACCGATCTCACCGATGAAGAATTTAGCAAGGTAAAAAGCATTGTTGAAAATCTATCCTACGAACAGTCCGATCTGCAGTGGCTCTATGACACCTCCGAAAAATGGTGTCAAGAACGTGCGATTTATCTCGCACTTATGGAGTCTATCAAAATCGCTGATGGGCAAGATCGTGATCGTGACACAGGTGCAATCCCTCACATTCTAACTGAGGCATTGGGCGTCTCTTTTGATGCCCACATTGGTCACGATTACATATCCGACTCAACCGAAAGATATGAATCTTATCACAAAGTTGAAACTAAGATCCCATTTGATCTGGAGTTTTTCAACAAAATTACGAAAGGCGGTCTACCAAACAAAACGCTTAACATTGCCCTTGCTGGAACTGGCGTGGGCAAATCATTGTTTATGTGTCACATGGCCGCTGCAACGCTTCTCCAAGGAAAGAATGTACTGTACATCACATTGGAGATGGCAGAAGAGAAGATCGCAGAGCGCATTGACGCGAATCTTCTTAACGTAAACATTCAAGATATTGTATCTCTGCCTCAACAGATCTTCCATCAGAAGATCAACAACTTGGGTAAGAAGACTCAGGGTAAACTTATAATTAAAGAATACCCTACGGCATCTGCTCATGCAGGTCATTTCCGTGCTCTTATCAACGATCTCGCTCTTAAAAAGTCATTTCACCCTGACATTATTTTCGTTGATTACCTTAATATATGTGCTTCCTCTCGCTATCGCGGAGGTGGCAATATCAATTCATATACGCTTGTTAAGTCTATTGCAGAGGAGCTTAGAGGTTTGGGTGTTGAAGCAAACGTCCCTATCGTATCTGCCACGCAGACCACTCGTTCTGGTTATGGTAGCACTGATGTTGACCTTACTGACACTAGTGAATCCTTTGGCCTCCCTGCTACTGCTGATCTTATGTTTGCCCTTATTAGCACTGAAGAACTTGAGGGCATGAATCAGATTATGGTGAAGCAGTTGAAGAATAGATACAATGACCTGAATGTCAACAAACGTTTCTGCGTAGGTATTGACAGAGCGAAGATGAGGCTGTATGATGTGGAGCAAAGCGCACAAAATAACCTTGTTGACGCTGGTCACGGCAGTGACGAAGAGAAGATTGAACTCGTTAAGAAGTTCAGCAACACAAACCTTTCCAAACTAACTTTCTAATTATGTCTAAAGGATTCGCTGCATCCCCCCAAATCAAAGAGGAGGACATCACCACCGAGATCCCTAAGGTTGATTACGGTAAGTATTGTGAGTTCGTCAATGAGGTTACCTCTGACGCCTCTCGCTATCCAGATTCTTTCCAACAACGTGTTTCCGAACTGGAAGATCAGGGTGCTGACGTTCAACGTCTCCTTACCGCTGCTATGGGTCTGTCTGCTGAGGCAGGTGAGTTTGTGGAGATCGTGAAGAAGATCACGTTCCAAGGCAAACCGTACAATGAAGACAACATTGAGCACATGAAGATTGAGCTCGGTGATTGTATGTGGTATATTGCTCAGGCAATGATGGCACTGGGTACTTCCTTTGATGAAATCACTCTGATGAACGTGAACAAACTTGTGAAGCGTTATCCTGGTGGTTCCTTTGAGGTGACCCGTTCCGAAAACCGTGCTGAGGGTGACCGCTGATGGCACGTCGTTCGTCTAATCGTCCCAAGTTGCGCCAGTCCGAAAAGGTTACTAAAGCAGACGTGATCAACAAATATCCTTCTGCTGAGCAAGATGTCAATGAACAGTGGAAGTCTATTGTCACCGAAATCCTTGACTGGTCTGTTGAAAACAACCGATACGCCTGGCAACTTGAAGGTCTAATTGGCAAGATTGCAAAGCGTTTTCCCTACGTCAAAGAGCAATCTTACCGACGTAAGATCAGTGACATGATCACCTTTAACTTCCGTCAATACAAACCTGACTATTATTTGACTAGTCAGTGGGACAAGTATCGCGATAAACTTCCATACTTGTTCTCTGATAACCCCAAAGAATCTGCTAAGACCAAGTGTTTTCACGATAAGATTCGTGAGCAACTAGGCAAACCTGTTCATAAACAGGAGCATCTTAACAGTGACTTTGAAGGTTTAGATGCCATCTTCAATAACCCAAACACTAGCGGTGGGGAAACTTATGTGTTTGAAAAACTTGAGTGCTCTCGTGAAGAGATGTTGGCAATCTTGAATCAGGGTCTTAAGTTCTCTAGCATTTACGTTAAATGAAATCTATTTTCCTCGCTCTCATGATGGCATTTGCACCTGCTGCTGCACTTGCTGATCATAAAGAGGGACACATTAAAGGATACAACTCCATGGATTCTATGGGGTGTATGATCCTTCGCGAGTGTAAAGATGGTGTAGATGAGGTGTTCTCTTTGTTGGATATCTCATCTAACTACAAGAACATGGAAGAGTTCACACCAGTGGCACTTGAGTTTAATACTATGCTCATGTCACTCAATCAAATTGGTGTGAAAGTATTCCTTGCCGATAGTAAGTATTTCCCACCATTGCACCGTGGTGTATATCATACTGTGAGCAATAATTTTTATCTCAACAAGAGATACATGGATGATCCTGCTACACTCATGATGGTAATGCGTCATGAAGGTTGGCACGCTGCTCAAGACTGCATGGCAGGTACGATTGAGAATAGCATGATTGCTATTATCAAACCTGAAGAGGAAGTACCTATGCTCTGGCGTACCATGGCAGAGCGTACCTACCCTGCCTCAGCGGTCCCCTGGGAGGCAGAAGCATCATGGGCAGGCAGAACTGAAGGTATGACCATGAAAGCACTTCAGTCCTGTGCTGCTGGCACTATGTTCACAGACTATGAACCTACTCCTTTGACTAAAAAGTGGTTAAAAGAAGAAGGGTTTATTAAGTGAATAGTCTTTGGATCCACCTTGTAGCATTCTTCCAAGTTGTCGTAATGAACTGTGTTCAGCCCGTCAACTGGAAGTATTGCTATCGGGTGGATCAGTGGTTGATACCAGACCTTATTGAAGGCTATGAGATCTGGTCTGGTAAAAAACAGATTTATCAAAACGAAAAAGATTATCTGAACAGTTTAGATGACTAGGTATAAACTAGTAGGCATAAATTTTCTATACGAAAGTGTGTAATCCAATACATTTCTATCTAGATAGGTGTAGAATTATGAGGTGATTAAAATGATTTTGAAAACTATTTTGATCATGCATCATCGTATGGAGATGTGTCATGCACAACCTATTGAACCGAAGTCAACTTGACGAATGGCGTCACTTTGAATCAACACTAGATGACCTTGCGATAGAAAACCAAAAAATAAACGACTACTACGAGTGTTTGATTGAATGTGATCTCCAGAACCAGAAACATTGCAAGTCTGTTTGCCGAAGTATACTAATGTAATCCTAAATAGAGGGGCAGAGTCCCCTCTTTTTTAATGGCTACGTCCTACAATCTTAACGATTTCAATGCAATCAAAAAGAAGGCACCTAAGGAGTTAAAACCAACGATTGCTGCAATGCTTAAGGCACTTCCTAGGGGGAAGACTGGCATCTATGCGGACTCACTGTGGAATGGATCTAAGTCTAGACAGTGGGGATTCAAGGTTAATGCAGATGAGATGGACGCCATGGCTCTCAACTTTGGCGAGAAACCTGGACCCAAAGGATTTGTTACAGAGGTAGCAGGATATAAGTTAAAGTTTATCAAGTCTTCTAAGAAGTCTCTCGGTGCATCGGATGCTAAGTCTACCGCAATGCAGGAGAGAGGTTCAGCATGGATCCTGAGAAGAGCACTTAACGATAATAAAAAATATAATAAGTGGCAGGATATCATGGCAGATGAAAAGTATTCTGAATTGGAAGCGATCTATCCTGCCATCAATGATGAATGGATTCAAGGATATTATGCTCAACAGAAAAAAATGTTGGAAGTATATTCCAACTCCAAGTTTGATGAGTTCAACCGTGATGGTGGATTCATGAAGTATATCAGTGATCTAATTAAAGATAAGTTTGGTATTTCTCAGAAGGACAACTGGAACCCTGCGGACATCTGGATGGTTCAGAATGAAGCAGCGGTAATTAAAACCATCAATGAAACTGTAGATGGTAATGGTTCTCAGACTATCCTTGAACTAAATGCAGTTCTTCGGAAGATGTTCAAAGAGGAGAAGGTTGTCGGAGTATCTCTGAAAAAAATTAGTGGTAAGACTGCAAAGTGGCAAAAGTATAACGTAGAAGATTTGGGTCTCACTGACACATATAACTACGATGCAAATCAATTTCAGTGTGATCTTTCTATGAAGAGTGAAACTGATTTCCAATCACTTGCAGTTCGTGTAATTGTTGAAGGTAACAACGCCACATATAACTTCCAAATTCAAGGTAATGATACTAGTAAAGTATCTAACCTAAAGTTTGAACCTACTGAGAAGGGTGCATCATCTGCTCGTATGGGTAAGGCACCAGTTGCTATGGTCGGTATGTTATTGAAGGATGCTAATGTTGATTTTGAAAATGATCATAGAAAGTATCCTAAGACTTCGGCAGAGTTTAATAAAAATCTGGATGAGTATAAAAAAATCTATAACACATTAAAGACTAAGCGTGTAGAACTGGGTGAGCAAAACGTTGATGTTGCTATGGGTAATATAAGCGCAGTGTTTCAGTCAAAACCTCATGCCGCCACTGCTAAACTCATGGGAATGAAGTTTATCCATGCAGTTGTTACTATGGATAAGAAGAAGAGAGACGAGTTCATGACTGACATGGTGTTCATCGCTGCTAAGAAGGGCAAACGCTTTGGTCCATTTGGCAAACTGTACTAAGGGGGTGGTCCTGGTCTGAGGGTGTGCTATAATATGTACATACAGACGAGGACCCCTTGCCCAACAAACACCTGGAGCACCCTGAAGACAACCTTCTCAACGGAGTTGACCCGTACGAGGTCCTAGATTCCCTTGTGAATTTTGATCGTGTGTCTACCAAGTGGGATGGAGCACCTGCTATCGTGTTCGGCATTCATAATGGCAAGTGGTTTGTGGGCACTAAGTCGGTCTTTAATAAAGTCAAGATCAAGATCAATTACTCGCCTTCTGATATCGTTGTTAACCATGAGGGCAACGTTGCTAACATTTTGATGGCGTGTTATTATGCTCTGCCCCGTCCCACTGAAGGCGTTTATCAGGCAGATTTCATTGGTTTTGGTGGAGATGATACATATCGCCCAAACACGATTGAATATATATTCCCCAACAAAATTGACAGTGATGTGATTGTTGCACCTCACACTCAATACAATGAGGTTTCTGCTGATGCAGAAGCATTTCCTATTGAAGATCCATTTCCTTACTCGCCAGAACATAGCACTCGCTTTCTGAATACTGGTGCAACTGTCCGAGTTCCTAAGCGTGCTCGCCTTCTCGTTTCTGCTGCAAAACTTCTTATTCCCTTCTGTAAGTTCCCCAGTGTAAAGACTGGTAAGACTCTTAAGCAACTTATCAACCAGCGTATTCGTCACGGTGAATATCCAAACCGTGAAATGTATGATTGTTTACCTGATAAATATAAACAAGAGGTCAACTACACGACCTTCCGACTCTATAATATTATTCTGAAAGTAAAAGATATCCTTCTCTCTGCTGCTACAGCGGACGAGGACGTAGAATGCTACATTGCAGGCAAACCTTCAACTCATGAAGGTTTTGTTCTCCACGGTAAACATTCTGTGAAATTGGTTAATCGTTTGGAATTCAGTCAGGCAAACTTTAATCTTAATAAAAATTGGACGAATGAAAAAGTTTAGCGACTTCCTTTCCGAAGCAGCAACTTCAAGAGCATCAGACGAAGCAAAAAAGAGAGGACTATCCCACGTTGGGTACGGTTACTACGGTCTTCCCGATGGAACCGTTACGCACCGTTCCGTCAAAGGTAAGTTGGTTGAACTTTCACCTGAACAAGTTGCAGCAAAAAATGGAAATCCACCAGAACAGCAGCAAACCGAACCCGCTCCAGAAGGCGAAGGTGAGGGCGACAAAGGTGAAGTATCTATTACTTTTGGAAGATTCAATCCACCTACTATTGGGCATGAAAAACTCATTCAACGTGTAGCCTCTTCTGCCAAGGGTGGAGAATATAAGATTTTCCCGTCAAGATCTCAGGATCCTAAGAAGAATCCCATTGATCCCGAAACGAAAGTGCATTACATGCGTCAGATGTATCCTGACCATGCTCATGCCATCGTCAACAATGAGGAATATAAGACGATCTTTGACGTGTTAAAGGCGTTATATAATGAAGGATATGGCGTTGTTAATATCGTTGTTGGTGGTGACCGTGTTGCTGAGTTTGATAACCTCGCTAACAAGTACAATGGGAAACTCTACGAATTTGCGGAAATAAATGTAGTTTCTGCAGGCGATAGAGATCCAGACTCTGATGGCGTAGAGGGTATGTCTGCATCTAAGATGCGTAAAGCAGCAGCAGATAATGATTTTGCTACCTTCCGTTCTGGTATTCCTGAGGCAATGTCGGACAAGGAAGTAGAAGAACTGTTCAACGAAGTTCGTAATTCCATGCAGATGGAATCTATTGAGGATTTCGGTGATGCCTCATACGTTCTTCATGAGATTGCTCCCAAGTTTGATGAGCAATCTCTCAGAGAATCTTATTATAACAAAGAGGTCTTTGCTGAAGGCATGTTCATTGAGAATATGAACACTGGTGTCATTGGCAAGATCGTAAAACGTGGTGTCAATTATGTGATCTACATTGATGAACATGACTCTGTTTATAGAGGGTGGTTGAAGGATCTCATTGAACGGAATGACATCAAACGATTTGATTTCACTCCTCAAGGTGAGATCGGTACTTCTGCACTGTCTGCATCTGTTGCTAAGATGACACCTGGACAGTTCCTCCAAAAGATAAATAAAAAAGACAAGGACGCTAAGTAAAATGAATCTCCAAGACTTACCAGATATGTCTGAGGCACTCAG